CATGGCTGGGACGCTTTGACTGCGAACGGCAGCACTCCCGCAGCAGAGGTCAATGCAACGCTTTTGACGATTGTTCACAAGGTTGCCGGCGGCACTGTGACGATTACTGACGAGGGATCGCTAGACGGAACGAATTGGTGGTCGCTCAAAGAAATTGCGCACGCTGAAGCGCAGGCTGCTGATGACGACGACGATGGGGTGCATGGCAATGGTCGCTCACATAGTGCTGGCACTACTGCATCCCACTATCGGTGTGTGTGTCGTTATGTCCGCGTGACTGTGAGCGGCGTCACGTCTGGCGAATCAATGCAAGCCTGGATTTCCTGCAACTGACATGACGACGCTGCGCGAAAACATTCTTGATGACATCGTCAGCAGCCTTGCTGGCACAACCAACGTCGGAACGCGCATCTACAGAAGCCGAGTAGTGCCGTTGCAGCGTGGCGAAAGTCCTGCGCTGGTTGTTGAGGCGATCAGCGATACGCCTGAGCAAAACACCAGTCTGCCAACGCTGGACTGGTCACTCACAGTGCGTGTGTCTGTGATCGTGCGTGGTGATGTGCCTGATCAGGTTGCAGATCCGATTGTTGAGAGTCTGCACAGCAAAATTATGGCTGACCTGACGCTGGGCGGGTCGGCAATCGACGTGCAGCCAGGGGCAACAACATTTGAAATGGTTGACGCTGATCAGCCAGCTGGTGTCATTGGTGTGGAATATCTTGTGCGCTACCGCACGAGGTTGGCTGATTTGACTCAGTCGCCATAGCTATTATGGAAGTAATGGCGTTTCACCTGCCCTTCTGCTGAGGCTCTGACTGATGGCGTTTTACCAAAGCAAAGACAGGCTCATCCTCTGCAAAAAAGAGTCGAGCTACGGGACTGATGCAAACCCTGCAGCAACAGATGCTTTATTCGTTCGCTCGATTGAGATTGAGCCTTTGCAAGCCGATGAGGTTGAACGCGAAGTCATCAGAGGCTACGGCGGCAACTATGACGTGATTCTTGCCAACCAACGTGCAGCCATCAC